AACATTAGCCGCGTAGCGTTTTCCGCCAGCGGCAGTCAAGTTGTTGAAGTTTTATCAAACGATTCGGAAAGATCGTTAGCCGCATCAATGTCTTCAATGGTTGCGGTGGCTAGCTGCAATGTGTCCGGAAGTCTTGACATTCAGTTTCCCACTGCCACCGCCGGCACCGCCTCCTACACCCTCGTGATCTACGGCACATGAGCGACGTTCGCGGCAAGTTCGTGATCGACGTTGACTTCACTGACCGCACGACGGCGACCGGCGTGCAGCGGATGAAGCTCGTGTCGCTTGCGTCTGCGACCGAGTACCCCGATGGCAAGGTGGCGGTCGTGTCGGGCACGGTCGGCACGGCGGTTGTGAGCGTGCCCGTCGCCCCCACGACCTACCGCAACGCAGCGGGGAATCTGGTCTCGTTCGGCAGCGTGTCGCGGGTGGCGTTCCAGGCGAGCGGGCCGACGCTCGTGGCGTGCGACGGCATTGGCGGGTGCGGCGTCAATGACTGGACGATTTACTCGCGAGCGGGACAAGTTGCGGTTTCGGAGGCGATAGAGACCGCCTCGTTCTCCATCAGTGTGTTCGGCACCGCTGGCACCGCTTCCTACATGCTGGTGATGTATGGCTCTTGACCCCGGTCGCCTGCGGGAGCGAGTCACGATTCAGCAGGCGACTGAGCGACGCAACTCGCTCGGAGAGACGACGCTTGAGTGGTCTGCGTTCGCGGAGCGGTGGGCGAGCGTCGAGGGGCTATCAGCCCGCGAGGTGCTGCTCCTGGGGCAGCAGCAGACCGAGGGCACGCACCGCGTGCGGTTGCGGTACGTGACGGGGCTTGTGCAGACGATGCGGCTCCTGTGGCGCGGCCGGGTGCTGGAGATCACGACGCTGCTCGAACACGCCAACCGCAGCGAACACGAGTTGCTCTGCACGGAGAGAGTGGACTGATGGCTGTCGCTGGCATCGAAATCACCGCTGAGATGGCCGAACTGCGGCAGCTGCAAGAGGACATCGGCAGGCTGTTCTCGCCTGACGACAAGGCTCGCATCCTGAAAGCGGCACTCACCAAGGCGATCCAGCCAGCGTTTCTGGCACTCAAGGAAACGACGCCGCTCGGGCCAACCGGCAACCTGCGCCGGGCGGTGGCGAAGAAGATCGTGACGTACACGAAAGACGGTACGTCGGTGGCTGTGCTTGGGTTCCGCCGGTCTGGGCTTTCTGGCTCGTCGAGCGCCGCTGGTGGATCTGTTCGAGCCGGCCCCGACCGGGCGTTCCACCAATGGTGGCTCGAAGAAGGGACGCAGCCGCGTCAGGTGATGAAGTTCTCCAATCAGCCGTACGGCAGGAAAGGGCATCTGCGGCGGATCAAAGGCCGACCGGCCGTCGAGGTTCGGCCGCACATCGTGCAAAAAGGACAAGGCGGCTACATCGCGTCGAGCTTCAATCGGCTCGGCCCGTTCAAGATGGTGCCAACCGACCGGGAGTCGGGCCGGGTGCAGACCGATCCGCCGTACCAGCGAGCGTTTTTCAAGAAGTCAAAAACGCCGATCACGATTCCGGCCATGAATCCCGGCGGCAGCGGAAGCCCGCCGCTCCAAACGGCGTGGGCCAGGACGCAATCGACCGTCGCCGAGATCCTTCAGCGGGAACTGCGGCTCTCGCTGGAGCAAGCCCTCGACACACTCTCGCAGCGATCCACAGGAACCATCGGCACATGAGCGTCAAATCCCCCGAACGCCTCCTTGGAGACGCCCTGGTCGCCGACCCCGCCGTCGCTGCTCTGGTCGGCGATCGGGTCTACCCCGTGATCGCACCAGCCTCGGCTGCGATCCCGTTTATCACATGGCGTCGGCAGGCGGTGCAGCGGGAAGCCACCCTATCCGGCCCGTCAGGAATCGCTACCGTGACGCTGGCCGTGGATATGTACGCGACCACTTATGAGGCAGTAAGGGAACTTGCCGACCGCTGCCGGGCGGTACTGGATGGTTTCAACGGTGCCTTGGGAAACTGGATTTCAGTTCGCAACGTGTCGCTGCTCAGCGAGAGCGACGGGTTCGTACAACTGGCCGGCGGCGAACTGCCGCCCGTCTACAGCGTGACGCAGACCTACACAGTCCTCTGGCAGGAGATCTAGCCCGTGTCATTCGCAACCCCGCATGATACCGCAGTCGCCGGTAACGCCACGACCCTCACGCTCGACGCCACGACGTATGTCGTCACGAACATCGTGCTGTCGAACACGAATCCGGGGGCTGCCGGCGATACCCAAATCGACATCGCTCACCTCGGGCAGACGACCGGTGCTCTTGCTGCCAGGATGAGTCCCCCATTGGTCGTGCCGGCCGAGGACGGCGGTTCGGGCCGCCAGGTCACGTTCGACTACATCGGCAAGGTGGTCATCAACGACGGCGCGACCGGCACGTACAAGATTACCGTCGCCGGATCTAACCTCGTCGGTGGCAACTCCGCGAGCTACTACACCGTCCAGAGTTCTACGCTGACGCTGGCGACGAACGACGCCATCCGAGGCCAAGGCGTCATCACCGTCGCCAGATAGGCGGGGGTGACGCATGGCGATTCCGTGCCAGGGGTTCACCTTCACGTGGGGCGGGTCTGCCCTGGCGGAAGTGCAGTCGCTTGAGGCGGACGTGTACCAGGGCAATCTGCCCGAAGGCCGCACGACCGTCTGGACTTCCAAGCTGGGCGAAGTGCGTCTGCTTGGCTTCTCACTGCAGAGCCTGGCCAGCGGCTACGGCACGCGAAAGCGGCTGATTATTCAGTCCCCGGCCAGCACTGCTGGCGGGTCGGTGACGCTCTTCGACTACGACTGCATCTACAGCGGCTACCGCGTCGAATCGACGGCGAACGACGCCGTGAGATTTGCGTTCACCTTTACGATTCAAGACACGGTCGGCGCACAGAGCAACCCATAGGAGAACTTCCAGTCATGGCACTGACGGCAGAGCAGATTCTTTCCGCTGACGACATGGGGCTGAAACGAGTTCACGTTTCGGAGTGGGGAGGCGACGTGTTCATTCGCGTGATGAGCGTCGGCGAGCGGGACGCCTACGAGCGGAAGTGGATCGGCAAGCGTGAGACCGGAATCGACAACTTCCGCACGCAGTACCTCGCTGGCGTGCTATGTGATGAGGCTGGCAAGTTGCTATTCAGCCGTGACCAGATCGACGCGCTTTCGCAGAAAAGCGGGGCCGTGATGGGGCGTCTGTTCGACGAAGCGATGAAGCACAACCGCATGACCGAGGAGGACGTAAAAGAGTTGGGAAAAGGCTGAACGCAAGCCCGACGCGGCGGTATATGTTTGCCGTCGCTCGGGACTTGCGGATGACGGTTCGCGAGTTGGGCACGCGGATGGATTCCGCCGAGTTCAGCGAGTGGATCGCCTACAACCGCTACTACTCCGCACTGCCGGATTCGTGGCGCGAGACCGCGTTGATCGTGACTGCGTTGATTGCACCGCACATAGGCAAGAACCAAAAACGACCCAAGCCAGAGGATTTCAACCCGATCGAGCGTCCCCCGCAGCACGAGTCCCAGGATATGGCTGCACTCTTGGCACTGCGCAAGGCACTCGGACTGAACGACGATGGCTAATGTCCTCTCACTGGCGTTGCGGGTCACGGCGGATGCCAGCGGGCTGAAGCTCGATCCGGTGCAGCGTGCGCTCGTCGGACTCGGCGACCAGGCCGACAAACTCACGGCCCAGTTCGACAAGTTCTCAGGCGGCAGCGACGCCGCAGCCGCGGCCCAGGAACGATTCCAGCAGCAGGCTCAAGATCTCATCAACACGCTCCGCGACGGCGGCAGCGCGACGGAGTTTGCGGCCGGGTTCGAGCGGCTGACGGAATCCATCAACGCTGAGGCCAAGGCGTTCGAGCGGGCGGCGCAAATTACGGAAGCAAATATCTCGCCGCTTGAGCGGTTTGAGAAGGCGCAGGCAGAACTAAATGAACAAGTGGCTGCCGGACGCATTACGCAAGAGACCTACGACCGTGCCCTTGCAAAAGCAAAGTCGCAACTCGACGGCGCCTCGAAGAGTGCGGCGTCCACGGATGACAGGATTGCTTCGCTGACTAAGAGCGTTCGGGCTCTTTCAGCAATTGAAATCGGACGGGCGATCATCGACGGTCTTCAGTCCCTGGGCAGCGTGATTTCTGGAGTCGTCAATCGTGTCACGTCATTTGTTTCAAACGTCAGTGCCTCATTCGACCGGCTGAACGACCTGTCGGCCCGCACCGGCATCGGCGTCGAGGCATTGCAGCAGTACTCGCTGGCTGCGCAACTTGCCGGCGTGGACACGGAAGCCTTCGGGTCGGCAGTCCAAAAACTTGCCGTCAACATCGGAAAGGCCACTCCCGGCGACGCGTTGGATAAATCGCTGCGTGCGATCAACTTGTCGGTCACGGAACTTCGCGGACTCGCTCCCGAGCAGCAGTTCTCGACCATCGCAGAGGCTATTTCCGGCCTGCCGACTGCGGCTGACAGAGCCGCAGCAGCAGTGCAGATTTTCGGAAAGCAGGGGGCGGCTCTCGCGCCACTGTTCCGCGAAGGAGCGGCCGGGATCGACGAACTCAAAGAGCGGGCCGAGAGGCTGGGCATCATCGTAGACCAGGCACAAATCGACAACATCGCATCCATGAACGACGCTTTCGATCTCGCCAGGGCTACTGTCGAGGGGATCGCTGGCCAAGTCATCGGCAACCTTGCCCCGGCCGTCACTGCAGTCGTCGATCAGTTCCTAAAGTTCATTGAGGAGTGGGAGGGGGCGGAAGGCAGCGGCGGGTCGGGCATAGCGAACGCCATTACGGACGTTCTTCTTCGCGGTGCGGAATACCTTGCCGGCGTGTTCGACGCCTTCGTCGGACAATTCGGAGG